ACTTGCATCGTTGCCAAGGTTCAATAGCTACATTACGAAGGCTAAAATATTTGAGGGATAAAGTTAATGGCACTAAATGACGATGAACAAATGACTATGGTGTTTATGGCAGAAGACAAGGACGTAGACCCAGTATCAGGCAATGAAGTACCCCCAGGCTCACTACCTGAAGAAGTACGAGATGACATTCCTGCACAACTAAGTGAAGGTGAGTATGTAGTACCTGCTGATGTTCTTCGTTTTTATGGCATGAAGTTCTTTGAAGATTTACGAAAGAATGCTAAGATAGAGTTAGCTCAGATGGAAGCTAATGGACGAATAGGTGGACAACCTGTAGATGCAGCAGTAGGTGGCTACATTACAGGACAACCTACACAAGCCACAATGTCTGACCCTTATAAGCAACAACAGATGATGTACAGACAAGGTGCACCTGTTGCTATGGGCAATGCAGGTTATGCTCCAGGTGGTACTGTATCTCTTAACCCTTATGGTAATCCAATTAATAACCCTTTTACAGCTAATAACCAAATTGCTAACACTGCGTCTAATACTAATACAGGTGTGCCAAAGCCTATAATAAAAGATGGTATGACATACATGCCACCTAGTGATTTTTATGTAGGGTCTAGCTTGTTTGGTCCTGCACCTAGTCTTCAGCCTCCGTTTACTCCTGTAACTTTGTATGGCCCTAACGGTGAAATAGTTACAGCTAATACTCAAGCAGAGTATGATGATTATATAAGTAAAGATTATAAAACGACACAGACTGTTACAGAAGATACACCCACTGTAACTGGATCAGACAACGATGATATTAATCAAGAAGTAGAAAGTTTAACAACTATTGCACAACAAGCTGAAAGAGATGCTTACGCGGAAACCTTTGAAAGTGCATTAGCAGGTACAGCTAGTGAGCAAGACTATATAAATATATATGGTAACTTAGCTTCTCAGCAAGCAACCCTTACTGGCATGGCTGCAATAAATCCTTTAGCTGCTCCAGTAATACTTAAAACAATAGCAGATAGAAAAAAATTAAATGCTGCATTAGAAAAAAAGTTTGGCGCTGATTGGAAAACAACAAATCCAGACTTAGCAGCAAAATTTAAAGAAATTGATGACATGACTATGGCAGATAGGCTTAAAGCAGGGTATGGTCAGTTTAAAGAAGATATGAGTTCTATTTTTAAAGACAAAGAAGAAGAGAAATTTAAACCTGAGTATAGTGTGTACGGACTTTCTATGGGCGGTGAAATGCCAACAGTGGAACAACTAACTACTGCACTTGGTGATGATGCTAACCTAAGTGGTATTGTAAGCACAGAAGGTGGTGGCTACGTAACCTTATTATCACAACAAGAACAATCAGCATACGACAGGGCGGTAAAATTGGGTCCTGGTGTAGCTGCGAGGCACTACGCTATAATAAATGCTTCTAGAGTAAGACGTTTATTAGACAAGGGTATAGAAGGTTTAAAGGAGGGTGAAATAGAAAAGCTAGGTCTTAATAAGCCTGTAACAACTACAACACCAGCCAACGTTTTACCAGATGAAGAGCCGCCAAGTGGTAGCCAACAAGCTCAAGATAATCAAGCAGCGGCATCAACAGCATTACAAAATTTACAAGATAATACAGCTTCTTATTTAGAATCAGCAGCGGCAGGAGGAGAAGAAAACGTAGCGGCAACGCAACAAAACATAAAAGATTTAGAAACTGCACTTTCAGCATCAAGCCAAAACCCTTCTGGTCAAATAAGCTTGAAGGATGGTGGACTAGCAAGTAAACCTAAGAAGAAGAAAAACAAAAAGTAATTCCATATAACTATAAGGATACCTGGCTTCGGCTGGCCCCAACATAAGGAGAAAACAAAATGGTAGAACAAACAGCAGCAACAACGGAAGAAGCAAAGCCTATAATGGTAGACTCTGCAGCGCATCGTAGAAATGCGGCTCGTGCTAAACGTGACGAAGAAGAGCTAAAACAACTCTTAGAGGAACACACAGGTGGCTCAGGACAGGAAGAAGAACCCAGTAGCAAAGCTATTAAGGACTCCCCAGTTCAAGCAAAAGGTGATTCCAAACAAGAAGAAGAACCTAAAGCTGAAGCACAAGAAGAAACCTCAGACGATGACTTAAGCGCAGAAGAGAAAACATTTAAGCAACGCTATGCTGACATTCAACGTTTCATGCAAGACAAAGCTGAAGAGCATAAGACAGAAATAGAAAAGCTAAAAGGACAGCTAGACTCAGCAGCTAAGAATGAACTTGTACTACCTAAGTCAGACAAAGAGATAGAAACTTGGGCTAAGAAGTATCCTGATGTAGCAGGAATAGTAGAAGCTATAGCGGATAAGAAAGCCCAAGAGCGTTCACTAGATATTGATAAGCGTTTAAAAGAAGTAGAAGAGTTACGTATTAATGCTAAACGTGAGAAAGCTGAAGCTGAATTACTGAGTATGCACCCTGACTTCCAAGAAATACGTTCTAACGATGAGTTTCATGGATGGGCTAAAGAACAGCCTAAGTGGGTACAAGACGCACTATATGAGAATGTTGATGATGCTAAGTCTGTAGCAAGAGTAATAGACTTGTACAAAGCAGACAATGGTATCACTACAAACAAACGTAGCACAAGCGATAAGGATGCAGCTAAGGCTGTTAAGGCTCGTGTACGTAATACACCTGAAACTGAAGAAAGTAATACATACCTTCGTGAGTCTCAGATTAACAAGATGTCCACTAGAGAATATGAGAAACGATCTGATGAGATCATGGAAGCTATTCGTAGTGGAAAGTTTATTTACGATATGTCTAAATAATTACTTGACAATAACAAATTCGTAAGTATAACTACTAACATGATTAGAGTGACTTAAATACCACTCTATCGTGTGACTAACACTAAGCCACAATAAGAACTACCCAGACATATAGGCCCAGTAGCTATGAAGTAGGCCAACTGATTAGCAACACTGACTACCCTAAAATGAACGGCCTCTTTCGTGGATATGATGTGTAAAACTTAACATAGCCATATCTATATAAGGAGAATTACAATGGCTTTTACTACAGCGAGTGGTTATGGGAATTTACCAAACGGTAACTTTTCACCAATCATTTATTCCAAGCAGGTACAACTTGCATTTCGCAAGAGTGCCGTAGCTAACGCAATTACCAATAACGATTATTTTGGTGAGATTGCTAACCAAGGTGACACGGTCAAAATTATAAAGGAGCCAGAAATTTCTGTATCCGCATATGCTCGTGGAACTCAAATCCAAGCACAAGATCTTGACGATGAAGAATTTCAGTTAACTGTTGATAAAGCCAATTATTTTGCTTTTAAGATGGACGATATTGAGGAAGCCCATAGTCACGTAGATTTTATGCAACTTGCAACTGATCGTGCAGCATACAGACTAGCTGATCAAATGGACCAAGAATGCCTTGGCTATTTGGCAGGTTACAAACAGTCTGCGCTACACGCAAATGCAGGAACAGTTAATGACCAAGTAAATGGTTCAGTAGCTGTTTCAACTGCAGGTACAGACGAACTTCTTTCTTCTATGAAGCTTAAGAAGGGTGACTTTGGAAACATTACGACATCATCTGCAGGTGATCACTCAATTCCATTGAAGCCACGTTTAGGCGGTGCAACTGCTGCTGATACTGCAACAGCAACTCCCTTACAAGTTATTGCTCGTATGGGGCGTCTTTTAGATCAACAGCAAGTTGATACAAGAGGCAGATGGCTCGTTGTTGACCCTGTGTTTGTAGAACTACTCAAAGACGAAGACTCACGCATGATGAATGCTGACTTCGGTGGAGCAGGGCTGCAAAACGGTTTAGTCTTGAATAACATCCATGGCTTCCGTATGTACACATCATCAAACCTACCTGCGGTAGGAACAGGTGCAGGTACAACTGGGACAGCAAACCAAAATACTAACTTCGGTGTTATCGTGGCAGGTCACGACTCAGCAGTAGCAACTGCAGAGCAAATCAACAAAGTTGAGACTTATCGTGATCCAGACTCATTTAGTGACATCGTTCGCGGTATGCATCTATACGGCAGGAAGATACTTCGTCCAGAAGCTATCGTAACTGCTAAATATAACGCAGCGTAAGGGAGGATAAACTTATGGCTACTATATCATCTTTGCTTTTACCTGCACACGGTAATTCCCAAAGAGGGCGTTCGCCTTACATGGTACAGAAAACTATTGATCTTACTGCACAGGCTATTGACTGTTCATCGGGTGACGTAGTTCAATGTCTCACAATACCTGCTAATACAAGGGTCCTTCATGCAGGTGTT